GTTAGTGTCTTGGCATCACGATCAAATGAACCAAATTGATCTGGTGAAACGGAAGGATAAGCACCTTCCTCTTTCATTAGAATCGCCTTTGCTGTTTCTGTTAGGGATTTTCCCATAATCGATTACTCCTTTATGTTAGTATATCTATTTATATGTTTTACAACTTTGAAATGTAGTTCTCAAATAGCTTTAGAGCTACAGCTTCTATGTCAGATTTACTTGCCTGTTTGATCATTCGTTTTGCCTGATCAAAATGCATTTCTTTCCATCTACCATTTTCAAAAATCCATTCTTTATTTTCACATATGCCCTGGACAAATGCGTCTGGGGCTGATGGGTCTGCAACAATGTCAGCCGCTGTAGCCAACTTGAAATCGTCTTGAACTAACTGATAACCATTATGGGGCTTTAGAGAACCAATACCTCTTGTAGATACAGCTAACTGGACACCACCGTCTAAAAGACCTTTCACAATATTACCCATATTTGTATCCAGTATTTTTGCCTTGCCGATGAAGTTTGTTCCATCGGGCTTTAGGCTAGTAATCATATGAGAAACCCGGTCAAGGTTTATTGAAGGTGTGTCTGGATGACCTAACTCACCCAAAGCACGATTCTTCGTTACATATTCCTTGTTATATCTCTCAACTTCTTTTCGTAGAGTATCAAAAGGATAAACTCTACCATTACGGTTTTGTTTTTCCGCCTGCATAAAAACACCTTCGATCACATAGGATTTCTTCTTGGTGTTTTTATCTTCTGTTATAAGGACCTTTACGTCCTGTATTTCTTCTTTGATGAGCTTCATTTGTTTATTGCCCTAGTCTCTTTCGTTTTTGTAATGACTTTTTTCTCTTTTGGAGTATTCTCGCCATATGAATCTTGCGTTTACGGGAACCTCTTTTGGCACCGAGTTTTCTTTTTCTTCGTTCAGAGGCAGACATTTTCTTCAATTGTCCGTCCTGGATTTTCATACCAGGAACATTTGACACTTTTTTGCGTCTTTCAATCTTACCCTTACGAATGCGTATCTTTATAAGTCTTACTCGTGCCATGTTTTGTTATTCTTCAAATGGGATTTCATCGCCGGTAATATCTTTACCTGTCTTCTTTGGTTTTGAAGGATCAGGGTCTTTGATTCCAGCCTGCTTTCTTTGGTGGGCGGCAAGAGCATCATTATGTTGTTTCTGGATTTCTTTAATTCTTTTCTCGGCCTCATCACCACGTCTACTAGCTTCAGCAGTTTTTCGTACATATTCAGGGTCTTTCATTTTTTCTTTTTCATCAAGATGTTTCCTGATACGCATCTCAAAATCGGTTCTTACGCTTGGATGTAGGTCTTCCCATTTTCCACCTATCATGTGCATCCAAGGCTGTTTCTTGTTTTCTACTCCAGATACAAGACTGTGCATATGTTTGGCAGCATCCTGTATATTTTCTCCTTTTTCTCTAATTGCAGAATCTGCCGCCTTTGTGAAATACTCATTTTTTCTTTTTAAATAATCTCTAATAGATTCACCACCAAGATTCGCAGTATTTATTTCTTTGCTTCTTAGATTTTCATAAGATTCTTCAGTACCCAAAGTTTCTTTGGCTTGCTTACCAAAACGCTCTCTTTCAACATTTGATTCAGTAAGACCACGGCGATGTCTCCAAATAGAAGGAAGAATCATTTCTCCGGTTGCTGTATGAACCTTACCATCAGGCCAGACAACAGCCTCATTGAACTGATGGGCGGCAACAATCTTCTTCATTTCGTGAAGCTTTGATTTTAGAACAGTTGTGATCTGCTCTTCCAAAAGATTATTGGCAGCATCATAGTTTTTGTTGATGATATGATCTATGGCTTCCGCAACTGTGTTAGACATTTCTTCTTTTTCCTTTGATCTCTGTGCCATGAGTTTTTCGTGTTGTTTAATTGCCCGTCTTGTCCCGATAACCTTACTTGCCAAAATTGAAGTTGGGACAATAAGAGACTTTGGTCCTACACCACCCATAAGTGTTGATGAAGCTGCCGCAGTCTGGGCAAAGTCAATAATATTGTCTTTGGCTCTTTTACCCCTTGGGACATTCTGTCCGGTATAGTCTTTCTTTGTGAGACCAAGAACAGTCCCTATAGCTTTTGCTGTATCCTTACCGTACTTTTCTTCCAGCTTCTTTTTTGACATATTAGACTACACTATTCCTGCTGTATTGAATGCCACTGGGTCTGCTGTCTGACCTGCATCGTATGATGTAGAATCTTTTCTAATATCAACAAACAGGGTGATAGCATCATTTGATGTTGGGCTTTTAAGTGTATATACAAGACCTTTGGTGTTTGCCTCTGGGCTTGGAATAACAGCATTATCGCCGGTTGTTCCAGCCAAGTTATAATCAAACGAACCAGATGAAAATGAAACAATATCCGTATTAGCATCATTTTGCCAACCAAGAACACCATATCCTAAAGACATACCAGAATGTCCGTAAACTCTTTTTACAGATACAGAATATGATGGCTTTGGATTTGTGTTTGAAATCTGACCTGTGCTGTTTATGGCATATTTCAAATCAGAGAATGCAATAAGGGTTGAGTTTGCTGTGGCTGTACCATCAGCAAGAATAACATATTTCAGTAGGGCTCTTTTGTTATTATCTATTAGTTTTTGTACGGTTACTTTGTTTGCCATGTGTCTATTAGTGCCTTATTACAAAGTTGATTGCTTGCTTGAATGTTGTTGCGTTTTCATTTAGCATCTTAGAAAACTTTTTTTGATTTTTAGTATTTAGAGTTTCATAAACCTGTAATACTTTTTTAGCTACTCTGTTATTTAGGTTTATTGTAGAATCATTACCCTCAAAGGTCATGTCATATGAGTTGATGTTGTTTTCAACAATATACTTGATCTTATCAATGTTTGAAGATTCTCTCATTTGTTGTATCATAGACCTAGCAACTTTACCTTCTGGTGTAGAAAGGTCTACTGTCCCTCTTTGTCCTGGACCACTAACTTTTGTATCTATATTACCAAAGTTATATGATCCTGGTTTACCGTACTTTGCACCAGTGGCTGCTGCTTTTGATACACCAGCACCAACACCTTTTATAGCCTCTATTGCTTCCAAACCTGCGGCTGCTGCTCCTGCGAGTTTTCCACCACGACCTTTACCTTTAGGCTTTCCTGCCATGTTACGAAGTTTTTTCTGGGCTAGTCTATTTGCAAGCCAATTTCTGGCTTTTTTACCACCATATTTCATAGCAAGTTTTCCTGCTGCTCCTCCTGCGGCTACTGGAAGACCAACCCCTGAACCAATACCTGTGGCTGATGCTGCTAATCCACCAACTGTTGCAATATCCGATGCTGTATCTACAGCTTTCAATCCTCTTAATGCCCAATCTTCCCAGGCTTCATCTATTTGGTTGCCTCTAAGAGCATTTACTTTTTGCTTATATGATTCGGTGACAGATGTTGGTTGTTTCCGAGCTTTATAGTCAGCCCACTTTTTTTGTGCCCATAGACCAGTAAGTGTTCCCAGTCTATGTGAAACTGGCATAGGAGATGCTTTTACTATTTCTTTTGAGGTCTTGTAGATAGCATCCCTTTCTTCTGGAGAAAGGGCTTCTTTTTGCTTTCTTGTAAGCTTCACGGCCATTCTTCGTAGAGCCCGTCTTTCGGGTTGTTCCTCTTTTGCTTTCTTATATTGGCTTGCAATACCAGGATACTTTGAAGCAAGTGCCTTATATAAATCACTATCCCTGTCTTCTCTTGGCTTTCTTGGCTTACGAGACTCGTTTAGTGGTGATCCAAGAACATCAGATTTAGGACCAAATGGAATAGACACATACTTGTCTAATGCCTGAGAATAATACAATACAACCTTTTGATTATCGGGATACACTCTAATAGCCTTTCTTTTAAGAACAAGAACAACAGGGATTTCTTTATCTGATGGATATCCAGCAGGTCTTCGCTCATCAAACTTGGATAGATGATCTTTGGAGATAAGTGATTTTGTCTCTGTTAGTGATGATGAGCGTTTAGACATAATACGTATTATTCCTTGACAAATATATTTTCTGCGAGCACAGTTTTCATTTCTTCAAGTTTATCAACAGCCTTTTCTGAAAGAACGGCATAAACACTGTTCCTCATTTCTTCCAGGTTATTTTCAAAAATAGAATCTACTATTCTTTCTGCGTCCATTTTTATACTCTCCTTGGTGTGTAATATTGTATAAAGTATATTTATGTTCCTGTGGTAGTATCATCAGCTATCATAACCTGTGGCTGTTGCTGACCTTGCTTTTTCTTTTTACCAGTAGGCTTTTTATTCTCTTGCTTTGGTTGCTGCTGTTGGTTTTGTCCTCGTTGTGGTACTGTTGCAACAGGAGGTGCCAGAGGTGGTTGTTGCTGTGGTTGTGGTGGAGCCATACCGGGTTGCTGTGGTGGCATAGGTGGCAACGGATTACCAAACTGATCTGTTGGAAGAGGATTACCAAACTGATCTAAAGGTGTTGGTGGTGTTTCTGCCTGAATCTGGGCATCAATCTCTTGAATTTCTTCATCAGTAAGATGAAGAACATTTTTACGAACCCATTCCATAGAGTAGTATCTACCAACATATGGATCAACAAGTTGTAAAATAGACACACGATTTGTTAGAAGTTCGGCTTCTTTTAGTTCATTGAAGTTATTATCTTTTTTGAAGTCATACCAGATGTCTTCCTTGAATATCTGCCATTCTTCTTCGGTACACACCATTTTTAGAACAAGCTGAACACGAAGTAAATCATCAAACATTGTTGAGAACTTGCTGCGTAGTCTTTGTACAAACTTTGTAAATTTCAATTCGTCTCTGGTTATTTCTGTTGTCCTACCCAAAGAGAAGCCCTGGTTTTGTTCCAGTCTTGACATAGGAACACCAAGAGCCTTGTATAGCTTCTTTTCAAAATACTTGACATCTTCAAGTTCGCCAAGATTCTGGCCGCCTGGGAGGGTTGTGATTTCTGTGCCTTTGCCACCTTCACGTCTTGGCAACCAGAAATCTTCAAGCATAGAAAGATGCTTACGATCATCTCTGATCTCACCCGTTGTACTATCATAGACAAGCTTGTTTCTATACTTGACCATGATATCACGAAGATATTGTTCTGCCTTTATTGTTGGCATATTACCAACATCAATATAAAAGATTCTGCGTTCAGGAGCACGAGAGAGACGATAGATAACTGTGGCGTCTTCAATCATTCTCAACTGGTTTAGAGGCTTGATGGCCTTATGAAGATAAGAAAGGACCATAGCTCTCTTGGCATCCATGAGACCTGAATTGATATTTACGATTGAGTCTGTGGCGATTCTGGTTCCAAGGTTGGAATGGGCACCAATGACACCACGTTCATTGTACAAATAGTATTCTTTTTGTTGTTTGATTACTTCCATACCCGTCTTTGGGTCTTTGGTCTTTTGAATTTCACGAATCTTACGAATACGTCGTGGATCGATGTATCGTAGTTCTTGAATACCTGCATTTGGCTGGGCTTCATTGATAACAACATGATAGAAAAGTCTTCCATCAATATACCATCTTCTAAAGATATCATGACCCATATTACCAAAGTTTAAAAGCTTTAGGATGTAATCAAACTCTTCTTTGATTCTGTTTTTTACACCCTGTGAAATTTTCAGTTCATCCATGTTTAGTTCAACAGAATGACCGGCATCATCCATGACGATAGCCTCGTTCACAATTTCATCAATTGCGGTTTCAAGCTCTGGTTGCATAGACATCTCACGATATCGAGTTACAAGTTCGATCTCGTTTCTTACCACACCATCAAGATCAACATATGTTCCATAGTACGCACCAGATTGTATGGTGACTGCACCATCATCGTTCTGTGGTAGAGCAAATGTTTTTTGTTGTTCTGCTGATTTAGGGTCTTCTTGTGGCTTACGACCAATTTCGAACCCAAACAAAGTTATTGCCATAATATTATGTTATCCTATGTTGGTATATTCACTTTGTATATAGATGATTTTTATACACCATACGGAAACTAATAATGTCCCGTATGGTGTATAATATTTCTTGTGTATAATTAGGCAGTAGAAGAAACGTCTGTGGTTTCTCCATTTTGTCCAAGATTAAATTCCCACCATTGATATGCAAATGTTACAGCATATTCTTCAATAGTATCGTTAGCACCCCAGTCAAGTTCAATTGGAGATAGGTCTATTGGGAACATACCAACAAACTTATATTTCTTTAAGATTTCTCCACTCTTACCAAACTGTGTAACATATCCATCTTGCTGATATCCTCTATCACCCTGAGTAAATGCTGGGTCTCTCAAGTTATTAACATGAGAGTTCATACCATTCATCCACTTTTCAAAAGCATCACGAATCACGAAATCTTCATCGTTGATGATGGTGACAGTCCATTCTGTAAATTGACGGTTACCAGCAAACTTTAGCTCACGACCAAAGTAAAACTGTGGAACCTGATTTACAGTTGAACCAGGAAGCTGGGCAGCACGAGCCATAAATGTAAATTTTGGTTTTGCCACACTTCCTATATTTGATCCTGCAAGAATAGGAAATGACAGCTCACATTGAAACAGATTAGGACGTGCTCCATCATACTGCATCTGTGATCTAAATTCTTGTACTCTAAAAGCCATTTGTTTTACTACTCCTTGTGTGTATTGTTATGACTATTTATACGATTTTTCATAATTAGAAGCGTCCAACAATTTCTTCAAACGCAACACCAGTTCTAACAGCAATAAAGTTCAACTGGATATAGTTGATGCTGCGAGCAGGTTTAATATAAATGTCACCAATAAACTCATTTCTATCAATAACTTCAGGAGTATTGTTTGTAGTGTCGCAGACAACCTTGAAGTCATAGATACCACGACGACCCTGAACATCACGTAGGAATGGCTCCACAAGAGCAACAAACTGTGATCTGGTGAATTCATCATTGAACTCAAAGAGTGAGTACTTTGCAGCACGAGCAATGGCCTTCTCAAGCACAATAAACAGTCTTCGAACGTTGATACGATCAAAGGCTGATGGCTTGGCAAGCATGGTCTTATCACCATACAGAACAACACCCTCACCAGGGAATGAAACAACAGGATTGATGCCATTCTTGTATAGTTCATCACGATCTGTCTTATCTGGGTTCCAAGAAAGCTTCACAACATTCTTGATCTGTCCACGGTTGAAACCAGCAGGTGAGTACCAAGGATCACGATCAAAGTCTGTGCGAACACAAAGACCAGCAATATCAGCATTGAGAGGAACCCAACGATATACGTTGTTATACTTGTCAAACTGATACTTCCAACCAGAGTCCATAACAGCGTATGATGTTGATCTCGCTATAGTTGAGTTTCTAAAAGTTACAGAATCAGTGGCCTCATCACCAACATTATTTACAACAGCACTTTTTGGTGGAGATATGAATGCAACACAATCTTTTCTATATTCTACAAGGTTATCAATAACATGCTGGATAACAGTTGATGATGCATCACCTGTAACAACAAGAGAAATATCTACTTCTTCTGAGTTTCTAAACTTATCATATGCCAATTCTTTATCACCATCTGTTGGTGTTCCATTGGCACCAAAATCAAGAGAAGCGTCATAAGAATTAGCATCTTGTTTAAACACTGTGTTACTAGCAGGAAGACCCCAGTTCATGTTTGTTGGGAAAAGTTCATCTGGTTTGTTAATGATGTAAATATATCGTGAACGATCATTAATCACATTCACATAGTAGTTGCTCGAACCATCATCATTCTTTGCATCAAATGCCTTTGAAACGTATCCAAACTTTTCAAGAACAGTATTTGCTGTACCAGTAAACTTTCCATCTTCATCAACAACAATGATATGCATTTCATCGTTTGCTGACTTGTTGGCTGCTGCGTATGTAGATGTTCCAGGAACACCATTAAATTCTTCAGCATATTTCCATGATGAATAAGCAACAGAATTTGCTGAAGCATACATACCAACTTTTAGGCTGTTTCCAAGATCACCAGGATACCTGGAGGCAAACTGACCATATGTATTGGCTGCTGAAAGATCAAAATACTCAATTTCATATTGATCTCTGTTTTTGATTAGAATACCAGAATCACCGGATGTGGAATTGTTTGCTAATGTTGTGTTGGCTGCTCTAACTGTCTTTAGGTTTTGACCATAAGACAAGAAATTAGCAGCAGAGAAGAATGAAACAAATGTATCGTTTGTTGGTTTACCAAAAGTATTTACAAGCTCTACTTCGTTGCTTAGTGTGACGATTGTGTCAACAGGACCCCAGACGAAGTTACCAACAA